CCAGCTTCCGCCGCTCGCCGGCGGCGACCAGCTGGCAGCCGGGCGGAACGTGACCGCCAGTCTAGAAGCCCTGGGCGCGCAGGTGCGTCATCGCCGCCTTGATGCGCTCGCGGATGTTGTCGCGGTCGTATTCGTTGAAGCTCGCCAGCATGTGGAAGAACAGCCGGCCGCTGGGCGTCGTGGTGTCGATGTTCTCCGTGACGCTGCACAGGTCGGTGTTCGCCTCGGCGAGCAGACGGTGCATGGCCTTCACGTCGTCCATGATGCGGGACAGGCGCTCCAGCTTCCAGACGATCACCCCGCCCAGCTTGCCCGCCTTGACCTCGGCGAGCAGGTCCTGCAGCGCCGGCCGCTTCATGGTGCTGCCGGTGATGCCGGGCTCGATGCACTCCTTGCCCACCGTCCAGCCGCGCGCCTTGGCGTAGCAGCGGCAGCTCTCCAGCTGCGCGTCCAGGCTGATGCCCTTCTTCGCCTGGTCGTCGGTGCTGACGCGGGTGTAGATCGCCCAGGGCAGATCAGTCATTGCGCATGTCTCTAGCGGCGTCGTCGTGAATCTGACCGATGCGTCGGTCGATGATCCTGCTGCGCGCCAGCCAGCGACCACACAAGGCAAAGAGCACCAGCCAGCAAATGACAAGAACGACCGGACCGAGCATGACGCCAACCGGCAAACAGACTAGGCTGGGGGCAACGATGACGGCCATGAATGGAAAAAGGCACTGCCACCAGAACCAGCGAAACTTATGGGCCGTCGTCCAATAGTATGGGAATGACATGCCTACCTCGCCACGCTGTCGGTATAAAGCGTTCCAACGACCACGGCCACGCTGGCCACGTCGTCGGTATGGATGGCAACAGAGTCCGCCCCGGTGTTCAGCGAAGCCAAGACGATATGCCCGTCGCCAGCATCGCACCACCGCTTGCAGAAAGCGCGGCCATCCTTCGTTTGCACCACCACGATCCGGTTGTGCTTGGGCGGCGTGCGCGCGCCATCGGTGTCGACGATCACTGACTGGCCGGGCCAGATGATCGGCAGGCCGCTGTCGCCCTCGATCTTCACCAGCTTCCAACCAGAGCGCAGCGGAACCGGCTTCCAGTCGTCGGGGTCCTGGCTCTCGGTAACGAACCCGCCGCCGGCAGTGACCTGGCCCATGAACCCGAGACATGCGCCTTCCGTCAGATAGGTGGCGATGCTTTCGCCGAGACGATGAAGCTCTGGATCCACTCGGGGGTCTGGCGTCTTCTCTGATTTCAGACCTACCACCGAAGGAACGCCAGGCCCTTCCGTTATGCTGATTTGCAGGGTCGGATAGCGCTTCTGTAACGGCCCCAGGTACTTCTTGAGATCGTCGAACGACGGCGTCCCGCGCCGCGCCCGCTCGTCTCCATCGAAGCGGATGCCCTCGCCGTCTTCCAGCAGCGGAAGGAAGGACGGCGTGATTGCGTTGCCGCGCTCGTCGAGCGCGACGTTCGGCATGGATGACCATGGGGCTGGAGTGTTGCCAGCCAGCACCCAATCAACCGGAATATTCAGCGTTTTAGCGATGTCTTCCCAACGGTCCCAGGTTGCGTTGTTGCGCTTCAGGGCGTTGGAAAGGCTGGATGCATGTATCCCGATCTTCTTGGCAAGCCACGTCTGCGGCTTCCCCATGCGGGCCAAGGCCATGAGGACGCGATCGGCTATGGTCTCGCTGTTGGTAGGCATTGCACCAGCATCATAACCGCATAGCAAACAAAACGCAAACAACAATATGGCAAATAAACGGCAAACTTGAAATATTGACAACGACAATGTAATGCTAACGTGTCGCATATGAAACGCATACAGGCCGCTAAACCCGCCACGCTGCGCGACCTACGCGAGGCCCGAGCGCTGACGATGCGGGATGTCGGTATTGACCCATGCACCCTTGTACAGCTGGAGAAGGGGCGCCGCTCTCCCCTGCCCAAGACCATCCGCCGCCTGGCCAAGGTCTACAAGGTCGAGATCGCCGACGTGATCGCCGCCGTCCGCGCCTCCGCGGGGGCCGCGTGAAGCGCCTGCCCGTCGAGATCGTCATCGTTCCGCGCCCCGCCGGCCTCGGCTTCGACCACACCCTAGCCGCTCTCGCCCGCATGGGCGCCAAGATCCGCCGGCAGCAGCGCCGCAAGGCTGGTGCAGCGTGAGCCGCGACGACCTGGCCCCCGAGGACGTGCTGACCGCCGCCGAGTTGCGCGCCCACTACCGGACGCGCAGCGAGCGCACCCTGTCGTGCTCTGACGGCTTCTGCGGCGGTTGCCCCCGCTGCGGCGTCCCGCTCGACGAACCCGAAACCGAGGAAGCCCCGTGCGCCTGACCCGCTTCGACTCCATGCATGACATCCACGCGAAGCTGACCTGCCCCGGCATCAAGGGCGGCCAGGGCCGCGCCGGCATCGAGGTCGAGGAAGACGCCCGCGAACTGCTGGTCGTGCTCGCCCTGGTCGTCGCCGTCCTGCTGGGCATCGGCTGCGCCGAGCTGATCGCCCACGCCGCGGACACCTTCGGCGCCGCCTACCTCGCCGACTGAACCACCCCCGAGAACCACATGAGCACCGACGCCCCCACCATCACCGAGCCCGCCAAGCACGTCGCCACGCCGTCGCGCCGCGATCGTCGCGCCTACTACGCGCTGGTCCGCAGCAAAACCAAACACACCGGCCCCGAGCTGGCGCCGTGGGGTCAGACCAAGCTCTGCATTCCGAACCCGCGGCCCGGCCAGGTCGTCGACCACATCGACAGCAACGGCAAGCCGGTCATGCGCGCCTGCGTCTTCGGCGGCCATTTCGACGGCGTGCCCGCACAGGTCGAAGCGGCCAAGCGCGGCAACCGCTACCGCTGAATCCTTCGCCCAACTCAGCCGCTCGGGCTGGGGACGGGGAACCGATGGCGGGAGACCGCCGAGCCGGTGCCGGAAGCGCCGCGTCGAAAGCAACCACGCCCCCCAGGTCGGTCCGCCGCCCTGGGGTTCAGCGTCAGAGGACGCCGGCAGGTGTCCGCCACCCCAACCAACGAGGTTCCCGTGACCGATCCCAAACCCGCCACGACGGCCCTGTCCGTCTCCACGCCCGCCTGGACGGCCGGCATCTATGGCCAGCTCGATGCGGCCCGCCCGGTCGCCGAGCTGCTGGCCAAGTCCGAGCTGGTGCCCAAGGGCTTCCAGGGCAAGCCCATGGACATCCTGATCGCTGGCGCGATGGGCGCCCGCCTCGGGCTGGACCTGTTCAGTAGCCTGTCCGGCATCGCCGTGGTCAACGGTCGCGCGACGCTGTGGGGCGACGCGCTCCTCGCCGTCTGCCAGCAGCACCCGGCCTGGGAGGACTACCAGCAGGAGATCACCGGCGAAGGCGACGCCCAGCAGGCTGTCGTCACCGTGAAGCGGAAGGGCCGCAGCCCGCACACCGAGACCTTCAGCGTGGCCGATGCGAAGCGCGCCGGCCTGTGGGGCAAGCAGGGTCCGTGGAGCCAGCACCCCAAGCGCATGATGGCGCTGCGCGCCCGTGCCTTCGCCCTGCGCACCGTCTTCGCCGACGCCCTGGCCGGCTTCCACGCCAAGGAGGAGATGGACGACGAGCCGCGCGAGGTCGAGGCGACCGTCCGCAGCGAGCCGCGCCCGGCCAAGGCGCGCACCATCGACGCGACTGCGGCCCCCGCGGCGGTCGAGCCAGAGCCCACCGCCGGACCTGCAACGACGGCGCCGGCCGAGGCTCCCGCCGCGGGGAATGAGACTGAGGGCAAGACCCTGGGCGAGCACGTCGCCGACGCCCAGGCCAAGGACGCCGCGCCGGTCAAGCGCGACACCAGCGTCGACGCCTGCATCAAGGCCTACCAGGGCCTGTGGAACGGCCCCGGCGAGTGCCGCACCAAGGCCAAGGCCATCCGCGCCGCCTGGAACCTGGGCCAGATCGCCGACCTGGCCGGCGCCGGCGAAGACGACCGCGAGGCCTTCCTGATCGAGGTCGAGAACGCGACGAAGGCGGGAGTTTGAGCCATGACCGAGACCTCCACCGCCGTTCCCTACAAGATCACCCACCGCTGGTCCGATCGCGTCGTCTACCAGGCGACCAAGGCCACCACCGCGGCCAATGCGCTGCTGGAGGCCGTCGCCGCGAAGGCCGACCTGCGCGAGGCGATGCTGCCCAACGTGGTGCTCCCCTACGGTGCCCGCCTCGACGGTGCCCGCCTCGACGGTGCCCTCCTCGTCGGTGCCCGCCTCGACGGTGCCAGCCTCGACGGTGCCAGCCTCGACGATGCCCGCCTCGACGGTGCCCGCCTCGACGGTGCCCGCCTCGACGGTGCCAGCCTCGACGGTGCCAGCCTCGACGGTGCCAGCCTCGACGGTGCCAGCCTCGTCGGTGCCCGCCTCGGAGGCGACTTCGTCGCCGCTACCAGCGACATCGCCTACGCTGGCCCGGTCGGCGCCGGCCGCCGCACGGTCTACGCCTTCCGCGCCAAGACCAGCAAGGGGACGGTGATCGTCTTCCGCTGCGGATGCTTCATCGGCACGGAGCGCGACTACCTGGCGCGCATCAAGAGCCGGTACGGCAAGGGCGGCGACAGCGACGGCAACCCCAGCGCCTCGCGCTGGCTGGCTGAATGCAAGGCGGCGCTCGCTGCCTGCCAGGCCATGGCCAAGACCTGGCCGAAGGTGAAGGCGGCGAAGAAGGGTGGTGGCAAGTGACCGCCCCAGCCCTGACCGTCTCGCACCAGATCGCCGCCCCGCTGCAGGTCGTCCCCGACGAGCTGGGCAACAAGGCGCAGACGCTGGCCATCGCCATCAAGCACCTGGACGTGGTCGACGCCGCGACCCACGAGGCCGGCACCCGCATGCTGCTGGAGTCGCACCAGGCCCTGAAGGACCTGGAGGCGGCCCGGGTGAAGTTCAAGAAGCCCATCACCGAGCTGGGCAAGGCGATCGACACCGTGGTCGCCAACCTCGCCGACCCCCTAGACCTGGCCAAGAAGTCGATGCAGGGGAAGGTCGCCAAGTACGAGGCGGCCGAGAAGGCGAAGGCCGACGCTGCGCGACTGGCTGCCGAGGAACAGACCCGCAAGGAGCGTGAGGCGGCCGAGCAGGAGCGCGCCCGCCTGCAGGCCGAGGCCGACGAGAAGCACCGCCAGGAGGTCGCCGCAGCCGAGGCGAAGGCCAAGGCCGACGCGGAGGAACTGGCCGCGGTGCTGGGCAAGCCGGTCGAGGCCAAGCCCGTGGAGGTCGCGCCGGCGCCCAAGATCGAGCTGCCCGCCACGCCTGCGCCGGCCCCGGTCGCCGTGGTCGAGCCGGCCAAGCCGTCCGCCGTCCAGGTCCGCAACGTCCCGGTCCTGATCATCGACGACCCCAAGCTGGTGCCGGCCTACGTCGGCGGCCAGGAGCTGCGCACCATCGACCGCGCCGCGGTCAAGCGCGCGATCGAGGCCGGGGCCACGGTTGCCGGGGCACACATCGAGATGCAGCCACAGACCGCCATGGCGAGGACGCGGTGAAAGACGTTCTCGCGCGCCTACTCTCTCACACCGTCCTCAATGAGTCGACGGGATGCTGGGAAAAGAAGAACCTCACCGGTTGCGATAAATACGGATATTGGCGTCTATCCGTAGCCGGCAGAAAGCAGAAGGCACACCGCCTGTCGTTCGAGTTGCACAGCGGAGCACCGGCACCGGCAGGCCTCTGCGTCTGTCACCGCTGCGACAATCCCAAGTGCGTCAACCCCGAGCATCTGTTCCTGGGAACAGTGGCGGTAAACAACCAGGACAAGGCCGATAAGGGCCGCGCCGTTCTTCCGCCTCGCCGACGCGGATCCGCCAATCCGCAGTCCATCCTCACCGAATCTCAAGTCGTTGAGATCAAGCGGCTTCTTCTCGACGGGCTCACGCTGGAAAACATCGGCGCCAGGTTCGGGGTCCACTACGGGACCATCTGGGCAATCAAGGCCGGTCGTATCTGGCGCCATATCCAGCTGCCGCAGGAGGTAGCATGATCAGCCCCACCCTTCAGCAGCAGGCCGAAAAGTTCCGCCGCCCCTCGGCCCTGTCGCAGATCGCCGCCTGCGAGGGCGCGCCCCTGATGCAGGCCCATGTCCTGACGCTCGACGGCGAGCCTCCGGCGTCGGACGTGGCGGACCTGGGGACCGATGGCCACGACCGCATCGCCAAGGCGATCGAATATTGGAAACACTGCCAGGGCCAGGTCGAAGCGCTGGCGTCCTGGGACCACACCATCGCCGCAACCTGCCAGGCCGCGGAAGCCAGTGGCGTCGACGCCTGGACCGTCCGCTGCATCCAGTCCTGCCTGGAGTTCGCCCGCGACCTGATCGCCAAGCACGGCATTGAGGTCGACAACGTCCTGACCGAGCACCCGCTGGACATGGCCGCTCTCGGCTTCCAGCGCAAGGGCACCGCCGACCTGGTCCTCGTGATTCCTGGCGAGTTGGTGATCGTCATCGACTGGAAGCTGGGCTTCATCGACCAGGGCGAGGCCGACGACCACGACCAGACGCAGGCATACGCCGCCGCCGCGGCCGAGACCTTCAACGCCAAGGAGGTCCTGGTCTGGCTGGTGCAGCCGCGCGCTCCGAAGGAGCACCGCCGCACCGGCGCCACCTATGACGCCGACACCCTGCGCGCCAACCGCGCCTGGACCGTCGCCGTCCTGAACCGCTCCCGCTCTGCCACCCCGCAGCTGCACGCCGGCTACAGCCAGTGCGTCTACTGCAAAGCCCTGCACCGCTGCCCCGAAGCCAAGAGGTACATCATGGATGCCCAAGAAGCCCTCTCCACCATCGGCGCGCCGCTCGACGGCTTCGGCTTCGCCGACCTGATCGACGCCGCCAAGCTCGCCGAGAAGTTCGCCGACACCGGCAAGGACATGGGCAAGGCCCACATCATGGCCGGCAACCACGTCCCCGGCTGGAAGCTGGGCACGCCGCGCGCCACCCGCAGCGTGGTCGACATCCCGGCCGCGCTCGCCGAGCTGGAAGCGGAAGGCATCACCGCCACCGACCTGGCCAAGGTCGACGCCATCACCATCAAGGTCGGCAACCTGCCCGACAGCGCGGAGCGCGTCATCGCTGCGCGCATCACCGACAAGCTGTCCTCGCCGCCCCTCACGGTCGACAAGAGCACGAAGCGGGCGGCATAGTCATGGGCGCGCACGCCTCGCACAACATGCACGGCAACAGCCTGGCGTCCTTCGCCACGCTCGACCTGACCGACCGCCAGCGCGCCGTCTTCGATGTCTACCGCGGTTCCACCGTGGCGCTGACCGATCGAGAGGTCGCCACCGCGCGGCGCTTCCAGGACATGAACGCGGTGCGCCCGATCATCACCCGCCTGCGCGACGAGGGGCTGCTGACCGAGGCCGGCAAGATCAAGTGCCCCGTCACCGGCAAGACCGTCCGCCTGGTCACCACCCTGCTATGACCGTCCTGCGCATCCCCCTAGAAGCCCCGAGCCAGAACAACCTCGGCGGTCGCACCTGGCGCGCCCGTGCCGGCCACACCAAGACCACGCGCGCCAACTGGCGCATGATGGCCGCCTCGCAGATGATCCTGCTGGCGATCCCGAAGGCCACCGGCCCGCGCCGGCTGCACATCATCGCCTACCGCAAGCAGCGCTGCCGCGACATCGCCAACCTGATCGGCGGGATGAAGGCGTGCATCGACGGCCTGGTCGACGCCGGGCTGCTGGTCGATGACCGCGACGGCATGGCCTCGATCACCTACGAGCAGGGCGTCGTCAGCACCTCGCCCACCGGCCACGTCTGCACCCTGATCCACGTCGACGACATCACCACCCCGGCCGAATCAACGGCCACCCAGGAGAGCTAAAACCATGTCCACCAAGTTCCACGAGGCCAACCGCGCAAGCGAGGTCCTTTCCAAGATCGGGAAGGGCGCGGCCGACGCCGACTTCGCCCGCGCCGTGCATCAGGCCATCGACCGCGCCCAAGTCACCATGAAGAAGTGCAAGGTCCTGTGCGAGGTCGAGATCGAGCCCGACGAGGAGCGCGGCTGCATGCTCGTCCGCGCGGCGATTAGCACCAAGCTGGCCAAGCTCCCGGCGCCGGCGAGCCAGATGCACCTCGGCCCCAACGGCCAGCTCCTCACCCAGCAGGAGTTCCTGATGGGCGGCGGACGCGACGAGGCGCCCCTGCAGGTCAAGCCCGCGCCGATCGAGGGCGCCGCCCAGGCCAGCCCGTCCGGCCGTTTCCCCGTGGCCAGGGCCCCGTCGCCCGGCCCCGTCGCTTCCGCACCCACCCCCCAGCCCGTGGTCGGCAAAGACGCCGCCGCGGGAGAACAGGCCTAAACCATGACTACTCCCGACACCCTCCACGCCGCGATCGAAGCCGGCAAGGCCCTGACCGTCCTGCACCAGGTCAAGGGCTTCAAGCCCGCGATCGTCTCCACCCACGCCACCGGCCTGGCCAAGCTGGAGCTGACGCCCGAGAAGCTGGAGGCCCCGCGCTTCCTGACCGCGGCGCCTGCCTTCAACGACGCCGGCGCCTTCATCGCCTACGTCAACCAGTTCAAGGTCGCGGCCAGCCGCATCTTCTACTGCGACGACGGCATCTTCGCGGCCGTCATCGACTACCACGACGGCGGCGGATCGGACGCCACGCCCAAGCACGGCGACCACATCGCCCGTCTGAAGCTGGTCCGCTCGCCCGAGTGGGAGGAATGGGCCGGCAAGAGCGGCGAGCAGATGGGCCAGCAGGCCTTCGCCGAGTTCATCGAGGACAACGCGCGGGACATCCTGCAGCCTGACCCCGTGACCATGCTGCGCGTGGCCTCCGGCCTGCATGCCACGGTCGGCGCCACCTTCCGCCAGGCGACCAACCAGGCCAACGGCCAGATCCAGCTGGCGTTCGACGAGACCATCAACGGCACTGTGAACGGCAAGGAGGAGGCCATCCCGACCACCTTCCAGGTCGGCCTGCGCCCGTTCATGGGCTGCGCCCGCTACCCGGTCGACTGCCGCCTGCGCTACCGCTTCGACCGCAGCAGCGGCGCCGCCCTGAAGCTGCACTTCAAGGCCCTGCACCTGGACCCGATCACCGAGGCGGCCCTCGATGCCATCGTGGCCCGCGTGAAGGACGAGACCGGCATCGCGCCGGCGCTCGGCGCCCACGACTCTGACGCCTTCGAGCGCGGGGTCTGACCGCTCCCCGTCCGCCCAGGGCAACCTGGACGGCACGGGAGCCGCCAACACCCGCGCTCATGGAGAACCCTATGCCCACCCCCACCCCAACTGTCGGCCGCATCGTGCTAGTGCCCGTCCAGACCCGCCGGTCCACCGGCGACGGCATGGTCGACGCATCCGTCGAGGTCCGCCCGGCGATCGTCGTCCGCGTCTGGTCGGAGGAGATGATCAACGTCCGCATCTTCAGCGACGACGTGAACGACAACCTGCGCAGCGAGTGGGGAACGTCCCTCCACTACAGCCAGGACGACCACCGCGTCGGCACCTGGCACTGGATGCCCTACCAGATCCAGACCGCGCCGAAGGCCTGACCGCTCCTCGCCGCCGACGCCCGCGGTCGACGGCCAGGGAGCGGCCAGACGTGACATCGAGCCGTAGGCCGACCGGGGACGCCCGGCCGACACCGCGCCCGGGGAAGCGCCGGGGCTGGTCGCTCGCCACCTACATCCATTCCCTCCACTCCCCCGACCAGTCTACGCCCACCAGCTGGGCACAAGTAAGGCAACCCCCCCATGACCAGCGCGGCCATCGTCAGCACCTGTGGCACCTACCGCTATACCCTGCACCGCTCCATCCCGAGCTTCCTGCGCTGGGTGAAGCCCTGCCTGTTCGTGATGCTCAACCCGAGCACCGCGGACGCCACCAAGGACGACCCCACCATCCGCCGCTGCGTCGGCTTCGCCAAGCGCGAAGGCTGCACCGGCATGACCGTGGTCAACCTGTTCGCCCTGCGCGCGACCGATCCGGTCGAGCTGGGCAAGCACGCCGATCCGTTCGGCCCTGAGAACGCGAAGCACCTGACCGAGCAGATCATCGAGCACCGGCAGATCGGCGTCATCGTGGCGGCCTGGGGCGCGAACCCCATGGTCCTGCGCTACGAGTCCATCGGCGTGCTGAAGATGGCGCTGCGCAACGCTGGCGCGCTCTGCCTGGGCATGACCGCCGAGGGCCACCCGCGGCATCCCCTCTACGTCAAGAGCGACCAGCCGCTGATCCCTTGGACCGGGAAGGCGGAAGCGTGAGCCAGTCCCGCC